TCAGCGTGTAATTGGGTGTATCTCACCGGATGCATCGAAGGGTAATGGTATAACAAGTGCTGAGGGTCTTTCTTCAATATTTCCTGCGGCACGATTGACATATATATTCCTCCTGGATTCGTTATGTACTAGCTCTAGTTGATCCATAAACTTCTCCGCTGCCTTTTCCGTTTTCGGCAACGGAAACCCTCCGACGAATGAGTGAGTATCAAACAGATTAAGCTTGTGAATTTGACCCACTCGGCCACCAGGAAGGAACCTGGAATGAAGCAGCTGACCAAACTTCCCAAAACTGTCGGCCTGGAAGTCGTAATAATCAATTTGGATCCCCTTCTTCCCCATTGGCCGGACATGAAGCAGGACTTCCAACATTTCACGGATACGCGTATCTAAACGGTTAATGCTTGGTGTGGCAAAAAGCTGAATACTTGCCATTTTACGAACAAATGTCAGAATGTCCGTGGCAAGCGTGTTTTCGAATTTCAAGGATTTTCGGCTATCAAAGGAACGGTGTGCTTCATCCCATGCAATGATAGAACCGTGGGCCTCAGCCACTCGAAACCAATCTTCCGGCCTTTTCATTCTCGATGCGCCGTATAGGTCATAATTCGCAAACAATTTGACTTCCCCGCCCCGGTTCTCGATCGCATTTTTGTAATACCATGCCATCATGGACATGACTGTCGTTTTCCCGGCCCCCAGCGGCCCTACAACGCCTATATTATGCGGCATGAGTGTTAACCCCTTCCTGGCTTAATTGCTCGTCCATCGGCCATGATAATCGGCTTAGGCGGCTTCGGTATCAGTTCCTCAATCGTTCTCAAGAACGTTTCTGGACGTGCTATGGATTTTTTGTATTCTTCTTTAATGTCCTTAATGATCGATTTATACGGATTCTGCTTCCCGTGCAACCGTTCATTGTTGCCCAGGCTTTCCAGGAGAACCAACGCCCGTACCTGATCCTCGCTGAACGGTGCAGCATAGTCACTCATGAATTCCAGGACTTGTTTTACATCGGAAACGTGCTGAACCGTAGGAAACAAATCGTCATTGATAACTGATTGGATCTTATCTGCATTCTTCAATGCTCCCGCTTGATTCATCCTAACCACCCAATCCTTTGATAATTAAGAACAGTGCAACGATACCGCCCACAACCAGCATGATTTTCCCAATTGGTGCTTTGGCTCCCGATTCGTACTCTTCCGGCGCGAAATGCGTGATTTGACGCAAGACCGTGGAACGTTCCAGGGCCGCAATACGCTGACAATCCGTAACATTTTCTACGCTAGTCGGATACAAGAAGACACGCCCTTTTGGGCCTGTAAAACTCTTCAAATCTCCAAGCGGTATGGCATAATTCCCGTCCAGGGATTCCGCAAAAACCCGTTCGTCATTGATTTCAACAACTGGCGCAATGGCTGCTGTTCCATCCTCTTTAAAAATGCAAAGTACATCCTGCGGTGCGTATGGTTCTCGGCTATTAAACAATCCCACGTTGTTTTGCTCCCTTCTTGGTCATAATCTTTTTGGCAACCCACAATCCTGGTAGAACAACAACGGCAATACCCAGGCTCAAGCCCGATCCAATCGCCATGAAATAACTGAATACATCTGCTTCCATTTCGTTCATCCTTTCCGGATTTTTTGATATATGCAACACTATTCAAGGTACGTATCTTGAATGATGCACCTCTTTTCAATATCGCTTAAGCAAATTTTTAAATCCGAGTGGCCACAGTCGGAATTACCACCACTTACTTCCATCCTTGATGGCGTAATACATCCGAATAATGACTTTGACTAACTGCAAAACGGCCAGGAGTATAATGCCGGACAGTAGAGAATTCACAACGGCCTGGAATGGTGTTGGTAGGTAGCTAATGAACCCAAAATAGTTCTGCAAGCTGATCCCTCTTCCGGCTACCAAGCTAACTTCATTCAAATACTGGATAGCCAGTTTCAAGAACGTTAGTGGGCCGTTGAAAATCGAATCTATGAAGTTCCTGAGTGGTGTTGGAAGGAAATATTCATACACTCTTAATCCCCTCCATTACGAATACTTCCCAAGATACGCAATGCCGCCCAACCTACACCGAACCAAATACAGAATTGAAGGACATAAGCCAGGTTTGCCATTTGATAGGTTTCCAGGCCACCGACTACATTTTTGAAAATAGGTGTCCAACTGCCATCATTCCGGGCTGTTGGTGTAAAGGTGAATCCGGCCAGGGTAACAAATATTCCTTTGATAAAAGCCAGGAGCAGCTTGCCCAGGATTAAAAATAATTTGATCAAGGTTATCGCTATTTCAGCCACTTTATAGACAAAATAGAGCACCAGGGCAACAACGATAAAAATCGGCTGCAGCAACTTTTTTAAGAAGGTAAATAAGGTCTGGAATAGGCTGCCGAATAGGTCGCCCATGAACTGGAAGAGTCTGCCGAACATTCGGGTAAAGAATGTCCAGCTCGCTTCCATAATTTTTTTGATCATATGTTGAATTGCTTCCTGGCACTTTTCACGAGACGTACCAGGGAATCCACGATCTGGTCAACAAAGGCCAGTGAGCAAAAGACTAGCAGTATCGGAGCCAAGTAAGTCAGCATGTGAGTTCCTGCAAATTGAAAAATATCGGTCACTGACATTTGGGTCATCTCCTTTTCTCATAAGGGTTTAAAACCGTTCCTTTGACTGCCGGAACGTCTGTTTTACGCCTTGAATAATTCATTAACTTAACAACCAATCCATACAGCACAGGGCTGAAAATAACCGCCAGGATTAAAATAATCCAGGGTGCATAAATGGCTAGAAAGGCAAGCGATGTGGCTATCATGTCGTCAATCTTTAGGAAGGACAGTGCATCATCCAAAACGCCCTCACTTGGGCTTGTCGGGTTATTACTGCCCCCCTCCGTCCCATCTTCCATAACAGCTTTGACATCTGCTCTATTCACAAGATTAGCCGGGTTGTAACCCATATCTCTTGTGATCTTGTATTCGAAGACATTTGGCCCAACGGTAGCGATTAACCGATTATTCAAGTAAATCCGGTATGACGATGCCCCTTCTGTTTTCTGCCAAGTCACTAACAAGAATCCGTCCTTTGCTTCCTGCTCTGTATCCGTTACAAGAGCCTTTGTCGTGAACTTCACTACTGAAGAAGGTTCAGATACATTACCGGAAGTATCTCTGGCAACAACATACAACTGATATGTTGTTCCAGGCTTCAAGCCTTCCAATGTGAATCGGTTTGTTTTGATCCAACCGGAGAACCCCTTTCCGTCCAGGTACACCCTATATCCGTCCAAATCATCTGCCTTGCTTGCATCCCATGTGGCTACGGCTTTAAACACATCAGGATCAACGGTAACCTTGGGAACCTTGTCCGGTGGTGTAGTGTCCGGTTCAGTCATTTTGTGGCTTACCGTTGCCCCTGGGTACTCATGCCCACCTCTATCAATCGGAGCCACCTTAAACGTGTAGGTTTGTCCAAGACTCAAGCCCGGAACTCTGTATGAATTGGTTCTAATCTCAGCGTTGTAACTCGCTCCATTCAAATACACCTTATATCCCGTTAAATACGCTGATTCCACAGCAGTCCAGTTTAATAAAACCCCATCCGTCCCACTTTGTTCAGCTTTCAAGTTATTAATAACAAACTTGCTTGCATCCGGGTTTGCCGTTGGATCAACATACATTTTGATATCGTAAAATGTTCCTGGCCCGCCCTCAGTCCCTATCCTACTGAGCGTGACCTTCGTTACACCTTTTAGATGCAGTTCAACAAATGCGTTACCTGTGTTTCCTGAAATTTGTGTTGTCCCCGCCACATGACTAACGTCAACCTTTGTACTGGAACCATAAATTCCGTTGACTCCATACGTAGAATATCCGGCAATGTCAACGGGTTCAGGAAATGTATATGCCCAGGTTCCTGACATCTGAGCTCCGGTAGCTGTATTTCCATCCGTAAAAACAGTAGTTGACGATGCATTCACCTTAAACGGCTGCCCCCTCAAAACATCAACATAGTGTGATGGCAAAGTAGCAGCAAAAGCCGAACCGAATGGAATTAAGACCATCATTAAAAACATAATGGAGATTACTTTTTTCAAATCATCACCCCCCAACGTTTGGAATTGGTATTGTCCCTGTACTTGGGTCTGGTATTGCCGGACCCCCTCCTGTGCCTCCTGGTATTGGTGGGTTAGAAGGTGTAGGGCTTGGTAACGGTGGATTGGAAGGTGTAGGATTCGGTGTTGGCCCTGGCCTTGGAAGATCAAAAATGATCTGCTTTGGCTTCGGTTCTTGATCTCCGGTATCCACCTTATCCGGTTCCTTTATCCCGCCGCTGTTATTGTTTGAATCCCCTGGCAAAACTGCTTTACCCGGATCGTCATATTCGATATTGTTCAGTGGTTCAGCTATATCGAAAGGCTTCGATTCGTCCTTCACTTCAATAACTGGTGCATCCCGTTCCAAATCAAACTTGATATCACCGCTGTTGTACTCTTCGGGAACCTTTGGTGTAAGGTTTTCCACTCCCGTTGTCGTGTCCAGTTGTGGTAAAGGTGTTTCTGTATCCTGTTTTATTTGCTCCTTGCTCGGTGGAGCCGGAACGTCTCCCAGGTAGTCAGACAAATGCCGGACGGTTGCCCTGCCGATCTTGTCGGCAATGTCATCCCAGTCCGGTGGTGGTGGTAAGGCTGCTTTAATGGCATCCGTTAAATCATTCATGACCAATTCCCAACCAGGACAAGCAAGCATCTGATCCAATTTTTCGCATGTTCCGCAATCCGTCCCAGGATTGGACGGGTTCGTTCCTGGCTCAGACGGATCAGGCCCAGTTCCATCCGTAACGTTCAAATCTGATTGCCCGATAGGCTTCCCATCTGTTCCAACGGCAACAACGCTATAACTCCCTGGCCCCGCATTTTTGTGTGTTGTATCTTCTGCTGAATTGGTTGCAATCTTCTGACCATCCTTCCATATCTGTACTTCCTTTGTGCCGGATGGTGGATTGTTCCATTTGATGTCTGAACCATCTTTACGCGCGCTCAGGTCGTCCCTGCCGGACGCTTCATCTTCCGTGTAAGATTTACAAGCCGGATTTTGTATAGCCGTTGTACGGGCATCCTCCGTCTGGCTGACAAGCTTTCCAGATGAGTCAAAAAAGTTAATTCGGTATGTACCGTTACACGTCAGATAATGGATACCTGTAGGCTTGAAAGAATAATCCAAGGTATGTACCGTTCCCGAATCGCTTGTAAAGTACAATTGATACTTGGAAATACCAGCAGGAGCCGTATAATCTGCCCTGTATTCATCCCGGTAAGATACGTAATAGGAATTCAACGGAATTTTAGTGACGTTTCCCGGATCTGTTCCACCACTCCCGTTCCCCAAATCTCCGTACTTGGTCGGCGTGCTGCCGTTATAGGTGTAGTTGATCAATTCCGCTGAATCCGCATCGCTCACAACGACACTCGATACCTCTATTAACGTTTCTTTGGTAGTAGTTTTTTGAAGCTCAATCTGTACGGATGGAACCCTTTTGTCCAGTTGCACATACGTATCTGTCACCTGTTGTTTTGTACCATCCGAATATTTGATATATAACTTGTCTGATCCTAGCCCTTCGAGACTCCGAAATCTCAAATTTACCAGGACACCATTACTGTTCGAAGCATCGGCCCTCAGAGTCGTATTGCTGAATTTGTCACCCAGCAGCCTTGTACCAGCCTCATTCGTATGAGCATAGTAATAGTTGTTAAGCTGGATATCCAAAGCAAATGCAACTCCCGGAACCAAAAAGAGCAAAAACGGTACAACCAGCATCCAACGTTTCAAAATAAAGCCCCCTTAAGAAAAATAGCCCAGACACGTTTAATGTCTGGGCTATTTCCCGCGCGTGTCACCTTATTTGGTCGCGAATTTTTTGGATGCGTAGCTTACCAGCTTCATGACCAGGCCGTACAGCACTGGCGAGAAGATTACACCGAGTACAAGCAAAATCCATGGTCCGTAGATCCCCAGAAAGCTTGTTGCCGTGGAAAGCATGTCAGGCACACTAAATGGTAAAGTTACTCCAGAAAAATCAGCAGTTACAGCAGCGGTATTCATAATATTGTTTTCCTCCTTGGAAAATGGTTTATTTTGTTTTTTTATAGAGTGGGTTTTAACCCTTGTCTCAGTTAGTAATACTTGACGTCAAAATCATCTTGGTCGGGCCGTTCCTGGCCCTTACGTGCATCCGATACCACATCAATGATCACGATCACGACCATGTATACAACGAATATGGATACAACGATCAAAAATAACGGCATATTGTACTGCATGAACCACTTAACATTGGCCCAAAAATCACCCAATTTATCAGCAGTAAACCATGATTTTGGGTAATACCTAGTTGGATCTGTCGTTGTTAGATGATTTATCATCATGCTTTAGCACGAGTTACGGCTTTAATAATTACGGTTATGAGAATCCCCACCACAATTGGCGCAACTACAACCATAACGAACGGTGATACCGTAGCCATGTTGTTTCGGAACATTTGCCAAAAAAACGAGAAATCCCATAAATCTGATACATTCAACCGCTATTCCCCCTTTCCACCATGTGCCATAGCGAAAATACGGTATGTATCACGCTCAAGCCTAAAGTGAAAGTAAGCAGCAGCCGGAGTAAATCAGGATTACCCAATAGCCAAATGAAAGTCGCGCCAATTAATGTCGCCATGATATCACCAACCTAACAAAAACCCGGGAAATGACAGCACCGACAAGCGGCACAGCAAAAGCCATGCCAATCATAATAGCCGTGTCATGTGGACTTGCATGAAAATCCACGGCTTACCCCCTCCTTTCCCAAACGGTATTCAGCAACCATTTGAGTACCTGAAAGGCCAACAACAAGAACAATGCAGAAGAAATCAGTATATCCCCCAGGGTCAGTTGATGAGCAAAATTAAATGAGCTGCCATTAGGTAAGACAATTGTCTCCACATGTGCAAATGCACCCGATGCTGTATCCTCTGCGACTTGTTCCGGTAATGGTGGAACAATCGGTTGTTCAGGAATTTGAGCATTTTCCGGGTTTTGCACTGGCTCTCCCGGTGTTGTTTCAGAACTTCCGGTATTGGTTTCAGTCGAATCAGTGACGGGTATTGGTTGTTCTGTACTTTCCGGTTTTTCTTGTGGATCAGCAACATCAGTGGACGGCTGCGTTGTCTGTTCCTGCTGTACAACTTCATCGTTTATTTTTCATCACCACCTTAGCAGAATATAAAAAAAGAGGTGTCGCCTTATTCGGCGCACACCTCTCCCTGATTCGACACACCTACAGAAAATTTATCCTACGATGCGACTATTGCAACATAGGTAAATATGCTCTAGGATGTGTGAAGGGAATGAGTGTGTGTGCACTCTGACCCATACGCCCTGTAGGTGTTGGTAGCACCTAACAGGGCTTTTCTGCGTTCAATTGGAATTGTTGCCCCAATCATAGCAGATGTTTCTATGCTTGTCACCGTGGCGTTTTGTATCATATACAACGCACCACGTTTGCTGATATTTTCTAATTTTTTTTGCTGGAATTATGTACTTGGTATGATCTTCAAGACCTACGAACATATTTTCCGCTCTGGAAACATCATAAAAAAAAAATTGGGTCTTGTCTATCCTTTTATTTGGAATATTTTTCGTTAATGATCTGTTCAATCACATTTTTAGGGTTTCCCTCTTTTGCCAATTCATCTAATACTTTTTGTTTCAGGTTAATGCAAATGCTCTTTACTACCTCGCTTGGGTCTTTTCTTGGTCTCGCCACTTGCCTGATACACTACCTTTCTATCAACGACAATCACCATCCTTATTGTTTTTTCTTTTTAGCATAACCAAAAAGCAGCCCCCCGGTAAACTCTGGAACTGCTCAAAATATGCGTGTAACCGTGCCGCGTCGTATAGAGATAGTATATCTCTATTTCTTCTCACGCCCCGGCCTGTCGTATATCGCTTCTGCTCCCCCGGCTTTTTTCTTCCAAATGGCCTCGGGATCAGGGTCGGCACTTTTGGCAGCTTTGCGCCAAAACATCCAGCCTTTCCGCGCTGGTTTCTCAGCAGCCGCCGCAAGCAGCCTCTTAGTTTCTAACGTTTCCCTTAGTATAACGCTGATATTATTGTTCTGTTCGTCCATACGCTTATGCAGCCTAGCTATTTCGTCCGCCTGCTGCCTATTCAGGTCTGCCAATGTCTGAACAGCTCCCAACAGTTCACCGTGTTGCATTTCATGTTGCACAATTTGCGTAGAATCTGGCTCAATTACGCTAGGCAACACGCTACCGGATGGCTCTCTATGCCGCGCTGCTATTACTTCCGCGCACTTTTCAACACTCAATCCCGACCGTTGCCGTAGTGCCTGCAACTCACGGAATACCGTAGCGTCCACCTCACTATATTTCCTATCATTGTTGTCGTCACGCTGGACAACATACCCCTGTGCTTCCAGAGCAAGAGCATATTTACGTACCGTGTTGCTGTGCACGTCCAAAATCTCAGCTATATCCTTGGTTTCTAGCATTTTTCCAATCTCCTTTACAGTGGGATGTGTTGCCAACATACCCAACATTATAGACTGATTAGTGCCCGAATCATATCCATCACAGACAAATCAGGCACGTCACCATTGTTTTACACCTCAGTTTTTGCTATAGTTGGTGCATACATAGTTTTACCAACGGCCCTAATAATCCCCAAGATTATTGGGCTTTTTCTTTGTCCAAAATATTATCTGCATTATGCAACCTCTTTTTAGTCAATAGTTCATTTAACAGCACCAATTTATCACTAGATTTCTGACGTTCAGCCATACGCATTTTAAGCATTTCCGTGTCCATATACTCCCTACGTTTCCGCAAGACATCGCCTTCAAAATCCTTTTCCTTCTCTTCTTCGTAGTCATGTACCATACTCACAAACACTTTCAGGGCTTCGTTCATAGGGTCGGCATCCTCTGGTAACTCTTCGTTTAAAATTAGCTTCATCAAACGTCCCCGTATTTGGGAAACCTCGCGCTGCTTAGTTGAATCAATATCTTTCAAGCGAAAAATATGCTGCCCACAATCTACGAATCTATTAACGTCTCCTGCACGTACCAAGCCCCAAAAAGCAGAGTTATGACTATACTTATTCGTTAAATGCGTCCAGAGCAAAGACAAACCATCCAGGCGCAACAGAAAATCCATGGAATCAAAAATCCCTGTCTCTCCTGTCTCTTCACAAGCAAAACCTTTCAAATAGTCCCTATGTACTTCAAACTCAATATTCCAAACCTTTTCCGGGTCCATGCCATGATTTTCATAGATTTCACGGAAATAGTCCTTTTTCTTCTTCGTGATCTCAAGAGACTTGTTATAGATACGCAATTGCAGCCTGGAGCGATCACCATAGTAAACCGTCTCAAACTCTCCCGTACATGGGTCTAACTTCATGAAATTCGGCTTATTGTCGTCAGCAACGTTCCTTGGATAGTCCAACGTCTTTAAATCGTCTAGCGTCCATTTAAATTGGTCTGAGTGGACACACAAGTCAATCCTGTTCGGTTTGGCTGCATCATACGCAAATCCAAGAGCCGTCAAAACCTCCAACGATTCCAGGAATGCATCTTGCGCCCCCAATTCCCACAGTTTGAATTGATTGATCTGCACCTTAACCGGATATGTACCGTCATTACGCCGCCGCCGCGCAAAGTAGATAGCCATGTCTGCATTACGAATCTGGAACGCATAGATGGGAGCCTGGCCGCTAGATTCTATTGAGAACGTCACAGGATATTCATAACGGCTCGTTTGAACCTGAACATAGTCCGTACCTTCTCCCTCTTCTGCAACGCTCTTACCGTCCACCAGCTTGTCCAAAAACCCAGCTTGCATAACTTCGTCATAATTGTCTGCATCGTATGTATACCAAAGTGTATCGACGTTGAACACACAACGTTTTGCATCAGGCTGGAATCTCTTTTTCCCCCTATATGTACCATTAGATTTCGTATATTGCTCAGGCATAACCTTTCCCCTCTTCCCCGGACACTTTAGCACCACAAAGCGCATTCGATTTTCGTTAAAAAACAAGTTCTTTTCTAAGATTTTCGTACGATTTCCTCCGTTTTTCTCCACCGTTCGTGTGGTGGAAGGCCCAAACCTTAGAGCAGTACGGGTTTGGAACGTGTTGGGAGGTCGTACCGTGACCCCATATTATAGACAATGGGGTCTGGGCGATTCTTTCGCACGTATCCACCCCTAAACCCTTTTTAAAAGCCCTTTAACTGCATAAACAATCTTCTTGAAAGCGACATACCATAGATACAGCCAACCTGGAATCATGCAGAAAACCGCCACTTTCAACCACAACGGCCAATCAGTAAAGGCCAAAACCTCCATAACAGCACATCCTTTATTATGAATTTTTCACTATATGAATAATTCAGAACAGTCTTTTTTCACTTCTTCAACTTATTTAACTCACTTGCAACAAAGGGCGAAATCCCAATGAGTATTACAAGGAATGCAGCAATCCATATCATGGAAGAAACACCTCTCTCTTCATCTCAAAATAATCTTGTTTGGACGAAATTCTCTCTTGTTTCCTGAATTTCGGCATTTTCGCCCGTTTCAGCCGATTCCTCAACTCTATTAGAAGCTAAGAAATGCTCTTTACCGCACCCAGGACACTCATAAGTGACATCCTTTTGACGAGATAACGCCAATTGCATCCGATCTTTTAAACTGGTTCCGGCTTTTTGGGCACATGCCCCACAAAGTTTTTTCAT